CTTTAGTTTATGATCTATCGAAAGACCCGTTTAATCCCAGCATTAACTTTGATGTGGCTGAGGAATATCTGCGCCTAAATCAGACCGCCAGCGCGGTTTCGTTTTATTTGCGGTGCGCTGAATATAGCGGCGAAGCAAATGTGAAGGCTTATTCATCTTTGTTACGGATGGCTCAATGCTTTGAGGACCAAAACGGGCGTGAATACTCGGTATCTAATTGCCTACTTCAAGCCTTAGCCTATGACGATTCGCGCCCTGAGGCTTATTTCAAACTCTCCCAGTTCCATGAGAAGGCGGGGAACTGGCAGGAATCTTATACTTACGCGGTTCTTGGTTTAGGTTGGGCGGGAACTCCCGACCCGTTACCGATTGAAACTGGCTACTATGACGCGTATTGCTTGCGCTTTCAGCAATATGTTGCCGCTTGGTGGATAGGTCGTAAAGACGAATCCATTGAAGGGCTAAAAGCATTACAAGAATTAGAGATGGTTCAGATGTATAAAGACGCTGTTAATTACAATTTGGATAAGTTAAATGCTCTGCTTTGACATTGGTGCTAATCGTGGTGACTTTACTTTAGCCGCCTTAGGTAAAGGCTATCGCGTTATAGCCATTGAAGCCGCGCCACGGGTCTTTAAGGAACTGGCTTGTAACTTTATTTACAACCCAAATGTGACTCCGCTTAGATTCGCTGTTAGCGGCTCGGACTATACCCGCGTTGAATTCTATGAAGCGCAAGAGGATGGGCTTTCAACCCTTAACCCTGATTGGCTCACTAATGAATCTATGCCTTACGCAGGTAAGCCATATCGGACAATAGCCGCTACGACAATTACGCTAGATACTCTGGCAGAACTTTACGGCGTTCCTGATCTAATTAAAATAGATGTAGAAGGTGCCGAGTGGTCAGTATTCAAAGGGCTTAGTTCCAAAATGGGAACGATTGCTTTTGAATGGACTTTAGAAACTTTAAACGATCACCAGTTACAACTTGAATACCTGCTACACGGCGGATATACCGAAGTAGGTTGCCAATACATTGTTAATCATTGTGAAGCACCGACTATTTGGTACTCGTTAAAAGATTTCAACCTCAGCGATTGGCATTTGAAAAATAAAGATTACTGGGTTGCTGGCGGTTGGAAAGAGGCAAATCTCAGACCTACCGCAGATGTCGGAATGTTATGGGTGCGATAATTTGCTTTGTTAAAAAAGCGCTTCAAATTGTTCTTTCAAACCTAAAGCCGTTAATTTATCTAAAGCACTTTGACGCGCCGTTTCTTTAGCCTCTACCGCGTTCATTTCGGTTTTAATTTGTGCCGCGTAATCTGCTTGTTGTAAAGCATATTCCTCGTTGGTCATTTCACGGTCAATAACTTCATTTGTTTCTACATTATGTATTCTAATCATTGGATTACTCATTGTTACTCCTATGCCATTCCATAAAGAACCGCGGTTCCTGAAATCGTAGATGTACCCGCAGCAGTGCTAATCGTGATAGTAGACCATGCTGAAGTACCAGTTAAATAACCAGTTACTCTTTGGAAATAAGTTGCTGGCCCTGAAGTGCTTGACATTATCCAACCATCGACAGCATTTGTATTTCCTGAAGCGGGTCTAGTAATCATATAATTAACAATAGTCGCATTATAAAAACCTTGTGGGAAAGTAGTTTTTGTTGCGCCACCACCACCACTCACAATTGTTCCAGAATTGCCATTATAAATTGTTTGATAACCCCATGAAACACCACTATTAAGTTGAACAAACCAACTGTCGTTTACGGAACTGCCACCATTACTCCATGATGTACCAACTATCATATATTGTCTGTATGTTGTTGGAACTGACGAAATAGTTGTTGAAGTACCTGACAAAGTTGTGGTACTAATTAAAGTCCAACCACCAGCGGCCGCTGTTGCCCAAGCAATGCCAGTAGCAGCAGTAGAGTCAGCAGTTAATACTTGACCATTAGTACCAACACCTAAACGAGTAGGTGTGCTTGCCGCTGTTGCCGCATATAAATCACCTTTAGTTGTAGGCAAATCTACAATGTTAGCCGTATCGCGTGAGCGTGTCATAGGTTCACCTCTGGGTCAGTAAATTTGTGATTATTGTTTGAACAAATCCATTGGCAAGTTGTTTCGTCTAGTATTGCTTCGGCATGACATTTTGGCGGGATAAACGCGTCACGAATAGAATCATAGGTATAACCAATTCCAGCAAAATTTTTTCTGAAACCATTAGTTAAAGCGTTATATGAAGTTTTTACCCAAGTTCCGCCAATATTATCAATAAACCATTGGTAGCCTTCATCTCCCGCTGGGTCATTGTTATCGCCAACTAAAACTCTAAGCACAACATTATCTTTATTTAATTCTGCCCAATGCGACATATCAACCACCTACCGAGGCTTTTGTATAACGAACTACAATAAGTCCTGAACCACCTGCGTTACCATTAACATTTCCGCCTTGTGTTGCGCGACCACCCGCACCACCGCCGCCTGAACCTGTATTAGTAATTCCCGCTGTTCCGTATGGCCCACTTGCGCCAACTCCACCAGTTCCACCACCGCCAGTACCACCAGTTGCCGCGGTTACTGAACCATAATAAGGGGAAGCACCACCACCGCCGCCGCCTGAAATATAACCGCTTGAAGTTGCTGTTGCCCAACCAGTAATAGAGGACATAACTGAAGTAATAGCACTTAACCAACTTGAAAATGCGTTAGTTCCATTACCGCCGTTACCTGCTTGTGAAGTGCTTACTTGTGTTCCGCCAATTTGACCAGCACCGCCACCGCCGCCACCAGAATATCCACCACCGCCAACATTTCCAGCAAATCCATAACCAGTTCCACCAGTTCCAGTTTGCGTTGTTGCGCCGCCACCGCCACCACCCGCACCACCACCGCCGCAACCGCCCGCATTTCCAGTTCCATAAGAAACTGCCGCGCCGCCGCCACCTTTAGCAAGAGTTAATGAAACAAATTGTGAATCGTTACCATTTGTTACTGTATTAACAGAAGCAGGTGCGCCACCGCCAACAGTAACAACATAAGAACCCGTATTTAATGATTGAGATGTTGCGTAAAATATACCGCCCGCACCGCCGCCGCCTGGTGAACCATAATCTTGTCCTGCCGCCGCACCGCCGCCATTTCCGCCGCCACCAATAGTTAAAATATCTACCGAAATTGATCCATTTGCTACGCTTAAAGAACTACTAGCAGTAAAAACGCGATAATAATATGTAGAGTCTGAGGCTAAAACACCGCCCGTAACTACAATAGGATTAGTTGCCGAAGCAGTAACAAAACGGTTAAGTGATTTTACTCCGCCAGCGTTAGACGCTTTATAAATGTAACCCATTAGGCTATTTCCACTCCCGAAATATGGAAGTTAATTGAAGTAGCAGACGCGCCACCTTGAATGGTATTAGTAGCAACTAAAACTTGTTTTACGGGAATTACTGTCGAATCATTAGCATTAACCGTTACTGTTGTTGCTAACGAAGTTCCCGCAAGTGCCAAAGTAAAAGTACCTGCCGACCCCGCAGTATTAACAACAATAATATCGGTAACAATAGTTGTAGTCGCACTCGGTACGGTATAAAGAGTCGTTGATGTGGTTGTTGTTGCCGCACCACGAAATAAAACTTTAGGTGAGTTTGTAGCCATTAGATTAACGCCCCTATAATTGTTAGTAAGTTATTGTTGCTGACTAAAGCGTCTGTTTGTGCGATTGTATAAGCATTTGCCACCGTAAACGCGTTAGGTGACCAAAGGTCAGCAATATCGTTCGCGTATAGCGCACTTAATCCTGTAATTGTAGTACCTGTTGTAGCCACATAATCAGTACCGCGAACTAATAAAACGCCGTTGATATAAAGCAATTCTTGTCCAACGGTATAAGTTAAAGATACTGAGTTATTATCTAAACCAGATAGCGTTGTTTCGCCGCCTGACATTGTTTTAGTCCAACGAGTAACGGTTGCTGAACCTGCGGTACCAGTTGTTCCTTGAGAACCAAGAATTCCTTGAAGTCCAAGTAAACCTTGAATACCTTGAAC